GGAGTCGAGAGCCTGGAGGAACGACATAGACACAGTGCGCGTCTCACTATCAATAAATCGAGAACAGTTCAACTGTTGTTCTTTCTTAAGCATTATAATGCTCCTTAACCGATAGAAGAAAAGAACGGCTCTAGGCTTACGCTTAGAAGACCATATTCAGATCTTCGATCAGGGCCTTGAGATCAGCCTGAGCGAACGCATTCGCCATGAAAGCGCGAATATGCTTGCGATCTTGCTGAGTCGACCGTTCCGGGAACGTGAAATCCACGTTCATCGTACAGTCGTAGGCCTTGGTCGGTGCCGGAGTAATCCCGTTATACGTCGATGCATTGACAACCTCGAGAACCGGATACACAACCTTGAGGGTGCCGCGGTAAACGCGGGCGCCGTTCTTTTGGTTGCGCAAGGGCTCGCGGAGCGATGCGGTGATGGTGGGGAAACCAACGGCGATTCCGCCGGAAATTTCTTGCCACTTAGCCACACCGTCGTCAATGCGACATGCCGTGAAGGTACGTGCGACAGGGGTCGCCGCACCATCGTTGATGGTGATGTTTGCGAAAGCAGTCATTTTAGACTCCTAAATAAGTTAAGCACTAGGGAGGATTCCCACGTGCTGCTGACTAACGCCGGATCCGCTGGGTAACCAGTGAGACGGCATCAATCAGACGCTGTGAGTTTAGACTAACGTCCAAACTCGGTAGCGACGCGGAGGGGAAGGTTGTCAGCGCGACACGCTTATAAGTACGTCGTTTCGACGTACAAGCCTTAACGCTGATTTTCTTCCCTAAGACCCAGCCAGAATTGGCTGGGTCAACTCGTACGTTGGCAGGTTCCGACACCACAGTATCATCGTGGACATAGGAAACACTGCCAGAGACGAACTCCTTACCTACGAAGGTATCAATGGTTGAGAGGTAGTCCGCAACTGGAACTAACCAATCAAACACGAACGAGTAGGGGATCAACTCCCATACTAGTAGGGCAGGGTTAGTAATGCCGTACTGCTGGAGAGTCCCTAGCAAGGGGAAGCTATCTCGGTATCGAACCTTGATAGTAACCTCGCTTCGGGTAACTCTCGTCACAGAAAGGTCATTCAACACCTGCCCTGGCGGCGCATACCGATCCGTCAACTGTAAATGGTTGATCGGGAAGGTAGACGTCGCCCCTTCGAAGGCCGTCTTCTCGACACGGAACACTGGACGCTTGGTCCGGAGGTCGTGTACGGATGCTAAGGCGTCATGAATGTCTTTGACAAGCAGACGCCAGCCGTACCGATACTCTAGCCAGACGTTTTGTAGTTCCCTCTTCGTCAAACCTGAGCTACGGTTTAAGCCGGACTCAGAACGAAACGCACGTTTCGTCATCCCGTGCTCTCGGTAGTACGCCCGAGGGGACAGCTTGGAGAGATTCTCCGTGCGATCCCTCTGCTTCTTATCGAAAGCGAGTGAGATGTCTTTGACGAGATTGGAGACCATTTCACGGGTCTTTCTCAGCTCCGCCATAAAAACCAAAGAATTAAACTGTGTTCCGTTTATCTTCTTCGGTAGACCTGCGACGCACTTGTTGTACAAGGCGGCGTGGGCCGTGGTCGGGGCTGTGACCTGTGGAGGCAACCAATGCCCTGTGGTGAAGTCGATATAGACCGAGATGATAGGGTTGGCACCGCCAACCCATTTGTCTAGTCGCACCGACGACATCACATGCTTCCGATCGAACGATTGCTCGTCGAGCGGATTAGTGGGCAGCTCAGAAAAGGTTCTTTTCTTCTGAGCATACCCAGCAGTGGTTGTCCATGTCCGAAACCAATCACGAGTGGTCGCTCGAACTGGATACGTTGCATTAGCATAACCGCTAACACGCGGCACCAGGTCGACGTCATAGTGAGTGGTCTTTGAGGGCATAATGGGCTCCTTGTCGAGTAAAACAACGGAAAGAAGTGCACCGGGTCCTGTTAAGGAACCGCAAAGGCTAGGAGGTTAAATACTCCTAAACCCTTTCCT